TCAATCAGCGTTTCGATACAAAATGTGCGGACGTATCACGCGATTATTGCCGCCGGATTCCGGCTGGCGTGGCTGTTCGCCGCGCCAATCTCTACGATCCTCGCGTCGCTCTCTGTGCTCACGGCGATCCCGCCAGTCCTTGCGATCATAGTCGCGGTAATAGCGATCCCTGTAATAGCGATCCCTATCGTATGAGCGATAGTAAACGCCTGAGGAATAATACCCGCCAGAGCGATACCCGCTGTCGTCAACGCATCCACTGAGAATGCCGACCGATACGAGCGCAACAACCGCGGCCAGAAGCTTCATGATGTCATCTCCCATTGAGGCACTTGAACGTGTGTCGGCGCCTTCGGTTCCATAAACGCGAGAATGCTTAGTCAGACCTGAACCGTCAGTGAATGATCTGGCGCCCACGCGACGAATCAAAAGACCCGTGCAGCTGGAGACGTTGCGGGTCTTTGGGCCATAAATCGGGCACATGGCGCGGCCTAAATACCCCGGCCGGCCGACCGTTCCCAACCCTGCCCAACTAAGACAACTGATTCAGGAAATGCCGCTAAGCGCTTGAAAATATTGGCGACCCCTGCAGGACTCGAACCTGCGACCTACTGCTTAGAAGAAATTAGCAATTTTAATAAAATCAACAACTTAATCTAGGCATCCTGCATGCCGTTGGACGATCATGCAGGATACTGTTTTACTCGTTTGCCTTCACTCGTAGCTCTCTGATCCGCCTGCTTCGTGCCAGGTGACCATCTTACGCATTGCGTTGTCTGCAAGCTCCGGATGCATCGCGAGATAGTGTTTCAGGATCTCGTTTGCGCTGTTGAACGTGTGGCCCGTGATGGCGCAGATCTCCGGAATGGTGCAGCCCGCCCGTGCCAGCCAGGTCACGGCCGTGTCGCGCAGATCCTGATCGCGAAGTGTCGAGCAGCTCGGCATAGGTTTAATTTCTTTGCGGTGCCCTTGTGCGGGTAGTCCACTGGTCGCGGCCGCTTTCACGAGCGTGTAACGCTTGTAGTAGCTGAACGTGTCGAACTGCGACCAGTCGCGCTCATCGAGGACAACGTGCGGTGAAACAACCTCAGCCCTCTTTCGCCGCTCCTGCATCGCCTTGATGCGGTTTGTCAGCTCCGGCGCTTCCGGAATGGAAACGATCGCCTTTGTCTTCATCTGCCGGAAATTGACACGGCCGCGCTCACGGCCGAGAAATGTGAATTGCCGGCGGTCGTTCTGGCGCTGCCCAGTCCACACGCCCAGGACGATCATATCCGCGATCTCGGGCAGGCCTATCGCGTCTGCAACCTTCACCATCTGCTCGATCTCGGCCGGCGTGCCGGCGCGGATCCGCGATGGCGGAGTTTTCATGCGGAGCTTGTGTGCGGGGTTAATCAGCATTTCCGGAAGTTTGCCGCGATCCATAGCCCACTGCAGGGCGGTGCCCAGCCTCCGCATTGTGTTCACAGCTTCCGCCAGGCCGGAGTTTGTGCGGATGCGGTCATACATGCCAAGGCAGATCGGTTTCGTAAGCGCGGCGGCTTCTGCGGCCCAAACATCTGGCATCTGCCGTGCGATGACATCCCCGTTTCTGCGGTACTCGTATCTGGTTTTCGGCGAGATATCTGCGATCGCCGGATTTTTCTCCGGGGTGAGCCAGTCTTTCCAGAGCTGCTCGAGCGGATAGGTCGGCAGCACGGGGACAATCCGTTGCGGCCTTTCCGCCGGCGTCCTCGCTTTTGCTCTGGCCTGCTCGCGCTGCTCTGCCTCGATTTCGCGGGCGAATTCTTGCGACCAGTCTAGCGCCTGGCCGGCCGTCATCCAGTTGCCGTCTTCTTCGTTTCGCAGATCCTTGCCCTTGTAGCCACGATCGCGAAGCGTCTTCGATGGCTCGAAGCGAGGGCGGCCATTGCGCCAGGTGACGTAGGGAATTTTCGGTTGGGGTTTTTTCATGGCTTATACTCGAAACACATTGCCGTTGATGCTGTAGACGGATCCGGGTGCGATACTGGAGCCGCCGGTTGAGATGATCCAGCCACCGCTCCATCCCTTAAATCTGAAAGACGCCTCGCTCGCACAACACTCGGCCTTGGTGGCGCGAATGCGATCGCCGGGTTTGAGGACGTCGCGCAACGCGACATCGGCGAGGTGGTTTCGTAAAGCGTTGATCGCTATCCGCTGTTCGATGTGAGGTGCATCAAGGTAGGTGTCTTCGAATTCCCGCGATGTCTGCACCTTGTGGCGGCCTTTGAGGACCGCCCATTCATTCCCGATATCGGTTTCGGCGTCCTGGCGGGTCGCCTGGTGGCAAAGAAGGGCGTCTTTGGTAACGATGCTCTTGATGGTGAAACGGCCGCTGTCCTCGGTGATTGTATGGCCGGTGTTGGCGATCGCGCCGATGCGCGCGCGAAAGCATTTCAGCTTTGGATGAATGTAGAGTTCTGCTTTGATGTCGCTCATGGTCGGATCCTCGATATAAAAATGCCCGGCGGTCACGCGAAACAAAGACCGCCGGGCAGGTAGGCCCCGGGAGACTGGAGCCACTGGAGGGATTAGCGGGGCCGGTGGTCCGCCAATGGTACCGGCCCCGCATCGCCGCCCGCTGCGGGGGAAGCGGGCGGTGATTGCTTTCGGCGCGTGGCACGCCAGATTGCGACAAAGGTGAGCGCCTGGGCGATGAGCAGCGGCGCGATCGACATAGACCATTGCGCGATCGTCATTGTACAGTCCTCAGCGTCGGGCGGCGGTAGCGCGCGAGGTTGAGTACCGGGCAACCGCTATCGGCGTCCTCGATGGCGCGGCGGGCCTCTATGAGCATGATGGTGCGCGATGCCTTTGCTGCGATCGCGCCCTGCAGGTAGGCGTCGATCTCAGCCCGGGCGGCGCGCATTTCGCGCAGCTCGTCCTCGAGGCGCTTCATCAGCGCGTCCTGGACGCTGCCCAGGCGCTCAAGTTCGTGGATGGTCTCGCCGGCGCTCATGGTGCATTCTCCTGCTCCGTGAAGCGGGCGAACATGTCTTCGATCTCAGCAAGTTCCTTTTTTGCTTTGTCGAGCGTCTGTTTAGCGACATCTTCGGCGCTGATCTTCATTTCGGCAGAAATGAGCTCCATCGCTTGCCAGTATCCGTTCACGCCATTGCCAGTAAGTTGACTGACCTCGATGCTCGGCTCCGTCAGGACGGCGTCGCGGCTGGTCGGCTCCATCCAATTGATTGCCTTCCGAAGATGCTCGGCGCGGGTGGCGGCCTTGGCGACGCGGTCGGCGAAGGTTTTCAGGTCACTCATGCTTCACCTCGCGCAATGCGCTTCTCTGCTGCTGCCTGCCAGTTGGACAAGGCAGACAACACGCTGCTGGTTGAAGTTGACCGGATGCCGGCGAGTTTGATGGAAGCGCCGCGCCAGTCCGATTTCCAGACCGCACCTTCGTTTGCTTGTAATTCATCAGCAATCGCGATAACGGCGCGATCGTGCGCCGCTCGCTGCTCGTAACTGTAAGGCGGCAAGGCCTTCTTCCGTTCGGCGATGAAGTCGCAAAGACGTTTCAGGTCGTTCATGCGTCGCCTCGCAGTCTCTGCAGGGCGATGCCGCCGCCAGTGGTGAGGGAAATGTTGGGTGCGCGGCCGCGTACGAGCTGCTTTTCCTCGAGCCGCCGGATGGTGGCCAGCTGGAAGCGCTTCTTGCCTACATGCAGGCAAGCTCCCACAATCCGCTGCTGCCGGTAGAAGTCGATCGAGGCGAGGGCGTCTCGTTCGGCTGGCTTAAGGTTCTTGCGCGGATCCAGCACGGCCGGATTTTCGGTGAGGGGCGTCATTGTCATGCCGCGTCCTCCAGGTACTCGATCCTCTCCACCGGGTATTTCAGTATCGAGCTGTATCCGGTCTCGATCGAGCGCTGCAGATCGTTCGTGATTGCAAGCTGATCGCCAACGTCGTGAGGCTCATTAAGGTTGACGAAATGCTTTCCGTCAGCCCATGCCCATGCCTGAAACGGCCCGGCGTCAACGACCTCGCCGATGGCGCGGCCGTCGTCTTTGACGTCCCACCACGTGAAGTCCTGTCCCTGATCTTCGAAGTGGAAGCGGATAATCACGCCGGTTCCTCCTCGTTCATTTGCTGATGGATGCGGTTGACGTGTACCAAGTAGCTTTCGCCAACCATTTCTTGGTACATGCGCGCTGTTGTTTCGATCGCCGGCAAGGCCATTGTCTGGGCGGCGACGGAAGCGTGAACTGATATATGAAAGCGCGCCATCGCGATCATCAGCGTGGCGATTTCAGTGCCGCGCTGGAGCTCGGCATTGATGAAGTCCGTCATCCGGCCTGCAAAGTCGCTGACCGCGAAGCGA